TAAATGGTATTGATGTAAATTCATTTTTTTATTATTAATAATTGGATTATCTATAAAAATTTCACAAAATCTAGATAAGATTGGTTTTAATAATTTATATTTATCTTCAACCACAATAAAAAATCTAGTTGAATGACTGAACAATTCAATACATCTTCTCAATGCAGATTGTGCATCTATTGTTAATTTATCGGCATTAATTAATATAATACTTTTAAATAAATTTCCTTGTCTTAGATCAACATTCGTTTTTGCGAAAAATTTCAACTCTTCACGAATAAATTTGATTCCTTTTCCATGTGCACAATTAACATTCATAACATAATTTTTTATTAATGAAATATCATTATCATATATATTGTTTATAAATTCAAACAATAATGTCTTTTTTCCAGAACCAACCGGACCATGTATGATAATATTAGGGAGTTTATTTTTTTCTTTAAAATAATTCAGTTTATTTTTTATATCATTGTGAATTTCTAAGCTCATTATATAAAAAATAAAATACTATTTAATTTATTTTCAAACATATTTAATAACTTTGTAAACTTTGTGTATATGGATTTTTTTTAAAAGCATTTAATATATCAGGGTTAATGCGGTCACAATTCGTATTTTCATTGTATTGTTGCGGTACGTTTATTTTACCATATGTCTCCATTGAAGGAATCACATTATTACTTCCTCCATTGGGGACCCACATTCGATTATTATTTCTATCACTGTCTTTTTTATCAATCTTAATGTTTTCATTTGAATTTAATAAACCCATACCTCCTTGATTAGGTCTATTTTTATACGTTTTATTAACATTATTACGTTGATTATATGCAGCATTGTAGGTTGTATTTCCGGTTTGAGCACCAGATCCTCCTGAATTACCAATATAAGAACAATTTGTTGTATCACGTTGATTTTCAATAGATTGATGATCAGTTACATAATAAGCACCATCTACTTGACCTTGAACATTTAAATGATTCATATCTAATGCTCCTTCAACAGTTTCTCTCATTGTAGTTGGTGCTCTATCAGAAGGATTGTAAACAACTCCTTTACTCACAGTTGTTCCTGCATCTCCATATTGACGACAATTACCAACTACGTTTTCTTTTCTAGAAGGACGTAAAATATCCATAAGAGGTGCTATAGCAGCCTTCATTGCGCCATTAATTCCTCCCATTTCTGGACCTTTTGTGCAAGAACGATTGTTTGGTAACAATTTGTAACTACTTTTATTGTAATCATTCTCATTAGGTGCAGCTGTTCTACTTGTTGGATTCATAACAGGATTGGATTCTAACTGAGGTCTTTTAGGTTGTTGATAATTATTAGGAGCATACATTTTGGTACCATCCGGATTTGAATCAGCGCCAAAATATTCTGTAGTAGTAGTAGTTCTATTTACAGGTTTATCTACTTCAATAGCTCTAGATGTTTGAGCTTTTTCTAAACCGGTTGTTGTTAACCATCTATCAGGTGTATTTACATAATAAGTATCAGGTAAATGTTTTTCTACAGTTCCAATAGTTTCTTTAGTAGCATAATTTTTAATAAAATAATTTGCAGGACCTTCATGATTTTCTAAACCATATGAAACCTTAGGGTTTGTTTTTACTCTTAATTCATCTACATTACGATCAACCCATTTATCACGTGATTCCATACCTGAATTAAAACCATTACTTCCGGATGAAGTATAACCTTTATTTAATCCAGGAGCAACTTTTATTTCATCCCATAATTTCACATTAGCCATATTGGATGAAGGTATAACACGTGATTGATAAAAATCACTTTGATTTGGTGTTCCATATGCATATTGAATATTTTTTTGAGGTTTAAATAATGGCGCAACCTCTTGTTTTTTAACCTGTTGACTACCTGTACCATTTAAATTATCTAATACAGATTCAGATTGATTCGCATCATAAGTTCGTCCTCTTATTTTTGACCCAAAAAAAGGTACCATATTATTATGTTGAAAATCAGTTTTATTTATTGTATTACCTGTTAATGATGTTAGATTATTTTCTTTTGTAGTATTTCCGAATTGATCAGGTCCATTCTTATTTTTTTGATACATTTTTTCATCTGTGAAATATCTATCAGTAACCATATTCGGATTCTTATATTTTTTAACATTTTCATTGGACACTTGTGTTAGATTTGGGTAATTTTCAGGAATATCATTATTTTGTTTATTAATATTCTCATAGTTTTCAATTGTATTGTTTCTATTATTAGATTCTTGGTTTGAAATAACATACATTCCACCTAAAGCAACTAATGGTATAGCTAATTCCATATTATATATATGAAAATATATAAATTTTTACTATAATATACATTATTAAATTTATATATTTTTACAAGTATTCGTTTCAGAACAATTATTAACATTTATATTACTTCCAAAACCAATAAAAGGGGATGCTGGTAATGGTTTATTATCTGTTTTTTGTATACATGGTACTTTTGCTACAAAATTATCTTTTTCTAAAATTCTAGTATCAAGATTATTATGAAAAGGAATACATGTATTTTCCTGTGGATTTAATGGTAATATACTCCAATTTACTTGTTCTAAATCTTTGTACAACCATGCAGGATGTGTTGTTCTAGATTGTTCTGTAAAAGGATCTTTTGAAGGATATTGTATCTGTTTACTTTCTACAGTATTTTTTTCATAATCAACACAATCACGTGTTAAAGGCATGTTTAATCCTTTTAAATTACTCTCTAAATTAATAGTATTTGTTTGTAAATTACCACCCCATCCTTGTAATCTTAAAAAAGGGTCCTCCATATAATCAGGTTTATCACCATTACCAGGTTGATTTAATATATATCTTCCTGGTCCGGTAGATTCTTGTAATTGTTTTTTTATTCTACATGGATCATCATGAAATCTAGTAAAGGACATATATATATATTATATATTTTAATAATAGATATATACTTATTGATAGTTTATTTTGGAATTGGAAAAGGTCTTTGATTTTTTTCTATTACTAAAGGTTCAGGCATTAAATTTTGTAATTTATCAAAATAACTAACTTCTGGTAATATTGTTAAATTTGGGGTAATTTGTGCTTGAGGATTTACTAAATTAGTTGAACCAATTCCTAATAAAGCTGTTTCAATATCAATAGAATTTTTTGAAAAAGCATCACGAGGCATATGACTAGGAGTAATACCCATTTCAGGTAATGCATTCTTATATGCACGTCCTGTAGAAGCAAATTGATAATCTAAATAATTTCTAGATTCATTGTAACCTCTTTGTTGTAAGCAATAATCATTTGGTGTATTATTATTTCTAGTTGAAGCCATATTTACTATATTAAGATATTATAATAATTTTATTAATTCTTCTTTATTATTTATTGAAATCGTATTGTTATTTTTAAGATCTTGTAAACATTTATGAAAAATATCTAAAGTATCATAACTAAAAAATATTTGAAAAACTAAATTATTATTCATAAGTTGATTTTTATAAGGATTTTTTTCTATTAAATCAATAATATTTTTGTTTTCTTTGAATGTATCATATAATTTATTTATATGTTCACTTAATAAAGCCTCATCAAATTTTTCTAAATTAAATAATTGGAGTAATTGAAGTTGATACATTAATTTTCTATCTTCATCATTATCCATTAATTTATAAGTGCACAACATATCAAAATTATACATTTAATATATTATAAAGTTTATAATTTAAATATGTTTTATAACTAAATAATTTAAATAGTATTTTACTTTAAATTATTTTTAATATTGTTGAGGGGTGTGATTAGTAAGATAATCTTGATCTTTTTGTAATTCACGACTAGGTAATCCGCCACGAATCCATCCTTCGTCAGCAACCCCTTCTATAAGATTAGCAGGATTTGTTATACTGTTAGCAATAGATGGGATTAAAGGGTAATTACTGTATCCCATAAAACATTGATCTGAAACTGTACTAACACTTTTTTTATCACTAATCATATCCCCTTGTTGAATATGAGATTCCAAAACTGGATTTGATGAGCCTCTCCCCAAATAAGGTACTGTTTTGAAAGGTCTTTCCCAAAGACTAATTTTGCATTTAGGGTGAGTATTAATACTACCTATTAATAAATTAGAATTTTCATCGATATTACATCCACCTACTCCAACTTGATGTCCTCCTTTATAAAATATATTTGGTTGACTTGTAGCAAATTCAATAGGTTTTTTCATACTACAATCAGATGCGAAAAAATTAGCCATATTATAATTAGCTGAAGCTAAATTTTGTACATTTCTTTGACTCATATCACAATTATCATTACCAATTCTTGTTAAATTATCAAAAGTATAGTTTACTGAAGAAGCCATTATATATATATAATGTATATATATATAATAAAATTTTTTATATAATTAATTATATACTGATCCCATTTTAGGTAAATTATTACGTTCTAATGCTAGCGGATTTCCTTCTTTTGATGAAATCATATCTCCATAACAAAAATTAGCAAAACCTTCTTGATCATTTGGTATTTTTGTATTAGGTGTTGCATAAAATGTATGCATAGAATCATTCTCAAAATTAAAACTATCGCCTAAATTAGCAAATAATTTTTTTTCTAAATTATTATTTCCCCCTAATTGTTTAACTATATTTTTTTCAGTACATTTATTAATTTGTTTTTCAACAGCTCTATTATATGCTGGAGCAGCAGATTTTCTATTTGGATCATATTTAATTTCAGGTAATAATACATTCATTAATGGATTTTTAACAGTTGGATTTGTAAAATTATCTTTTAATTTGGTATATAATTTTGTATTAGTAAATCCTTCCTTAACATCTTTTAATTTAGATTCCTTATTTTGTTGTACAAAATAGAGTAAAATAATAATAGCTAAAGTAATTATTCCAGTTATAGTTACACGGATATTATTAGTTATTAAATATCCTAAAACAGTTAATATAATGATTAATCGTGTTATAGCATTTAATTTTTCATCAGAAGTCATTGTATTTTTTGGCCATAATTGATTTATATTATCTTTTTGAAATAATATCATGGGGTTATTTATCCAAAATGTTGTAGTCATTTTATATATATATATTTAATTATTTATTATTTTCTGATGTTTCTTCTTTTTTAATTTTTTTTCCGGATTTCTTTTTCTTCTTTTTCTTAGGTTTTTCTTCTTTTTTTTCATTTTCTTCGTCTGCTATCAATTCGCTAATAAGTTGCTCTTGTTTTTCTTTATTATATGATTGCATACGTTCTTTCATTGCTTGAAATTGTGCACGTTTTTCTTTTTCCATTTCCATTTTTCTTTTCTTTGCTTTTTCTGCGGATGCTTCTTTTGCTTTTGCTGTTTTCATTTGTTTTTCCATGCGACTTCTCATTGCTCCCATATCAACTTTAGCACCATTTAAATTAGGCATATTAGGCATGCCCATAGATTTTAACATAGATTGAATATTATTCATACCAGGCATATCTTTCATTTTATCCATTAAATCAGTTGCTTCACGCATTAATTCACTTTCTTTAATATCACCACTTTTAATCTTACTATCTAATTTTGTACCTACATTTTTAACTAAATTCATCATTTTACCTGGATTTTTAAATAATTTTTTAAATACATCATCTACAGATGAAGCATCACCCATATCTAAATCCATTTCTTTCGCTGTTTCTTCTGCTATTTCAGTGGCTAATGTTCCCAATTTTCCTTGTAATAAACCATTAATATGACTATGTAAATCATCAGGATTTGGTAAATTGGGTGCTCCTTGTGCCGAACCACTTTCGGTTGATTCATTGTTTTCAAACATTTCCTGCATTTGATTAATTGAATCTTGAATTTTATTTTTAAATTCATCTTCATTTATAGCTTCAAATAATTTTGCTGTATCACCGAATGAATCTTGTGACGAAATATCACCAACTATTGTGAATAATATTAATTGTAGATATTTCCATATTGTAATACGTGTATTATCTGTAATATCATCACAATTCCAAATAGTTCTAAAATTTATACCAGGTAAAAAATTTGTATCGTATTCATCACTCGCAAACATATCTTCATTTTTATATAGTAAATCAAAAAATCGTTCAGGATATACCTTTTTAACATAATCATAAACGTAATCAGTAGATTCATCGGATTTGTTTTCAATAATATTTTTCAGATGTTCGTTTAAATTTTCTTTATACTCTGGAAATGTATATAAAATATCATTTACAAAATCATAAATAACCTTTTGGAAATCTTTTTTTTTCTGAAAAATGTCTTTTTCTGATTTTAAATTTTGCTTGTTCTCAAATTCACTCATTTATAAAATACTTATATAAATATTGTTTAAATTAAATTTAAATATATTATATTTTAAATTTAATTTGTATAATACAATTTAGATAATTTTGTTAGATTTTGAATATATTGCAAACATTTTTCCTTATTATCATCTCCCATATTTTGTATAGGAGCTCTTAACTTTTCAATTCCTTCTAAAATTTTATTATTTTGGTTTACATCATCCTTATAATTTTTATTTAAGAAAAAATCAAGGTTATTATTATTAATTTCAGATTCATATTTTAAGGTGATGTGATTATACCAAACATCTATCATAATTTTAGGATTACCTCTTTTTAATAATGATAGGGAGTCTTTAGTCATATTAATATCCTTATCATTTGGAAAAATACTATGAATATCCTCTATAAATTCAGTAAAATGATTATTAAAAGCTTTAAAAATATTTTGCTTATCCATTTATTTTATATAGATACTATTTATTTAAGTATATTTTATCTAAAGTTTGGTAAATCTTTGTTTCTTTCTTGTTGTAATTTTTCCAATGAAACATCCCCTACTTTGTCTGGTGAATAATTATCTGGAGGAGTTTCGATATCACTATTCATATCCACTGTTGCATAATTATATAATTGTCTCAGTCCACCATTTCCTTTTGTTGATAAATCATCATCATTTAAATCCCAAAAACTAAAATTATCAGAACATACACCATATACACCACCATTAAAATCAAATGGTTCTGGATCAATATTCATATTATTAACCATAGCTGTATTTGTATTTGTATTTGTATTTTGGTTATTTTTGGCTACTAAATGGTTAATTATTTCATTTCCAAATACAACACGATGTCCATGATTTAATAATAATAATGCTGGAACATTTGTTATACTTGGAGGTAATATTACTTTCTCTCCTTTTTCTAATATTAAATAGGTGCTTTCTTGTTCTTGTATTCTCTTATCAATACATATAAAATGTATTTCTTTACTATTATAATTTTTTGCTAAATTTTGCAATAAGTTTTTACAATTGTTACAATAATTACTATAATATAAAATATGACTCATTATATAAATTTTTAAAATATTTAATATTCAATATTTAACTTTATTTTATAGAAATTAATTTAAAATTGATTTAAAACAAATAAAGATAAATATTATATAAATATATATTATGACTATGAATGAACCTAAAATTCAATCACTAATTGAGGAAGAAGAAATTTTAAAATTTACTATATCTAATATAGATGTGTCTATAGTAAATAGTTTAAGAAGAATTATTTTATCAGAAATTCCTTTGTTTGTATTTAAAGCGTTTCCACATGAAGAGAATAAAATTAACATTATTTCAAATACCTGCAAATTACATAATGAAATTATTAAACAACGACTTGGTTGTATACCTATTCATATTGATGATAATGAATTTCCATACAAAGATTATCTTGTTGAATTAGATGTAAAAAATGATACTACTAATATTAAATATGTTACTAGTGAGTCTTTTAAAATAAAAAATATAAATACAGGCAAATATCTATCAGATAGTCAAGTACAAAAAATATTTCCTGCTGATAATATTACAGGCGATTATATTGAAATTACAAAATTAAATCCTGCCCTTTCTAAAGAAATTACTGGTGAACAATTAACATTAACAGCATCTCTTGATATTTCTACAGCTAAGGACGATGGTATGTATAATGTAGTTTCAACATGTTCTTATGGTAATACATTAGATAAGGTAAAAATATCAGATATTTGGAATGAAAAACGAAAACAACATGAAACAGCTGGACTATCTCAAGAAGAAATTGAAGACGAGAAGAAAAATTGGTTATTACTTGATGCTAAAAGAATTTTTATAGATAACTCTTTTGATTTTACACTTGAAACAATTGGTATTTACTCAAATATGGCATTAGTAGTTAAATCATGCGATATACTTATTCAAAAATGCAAGGATTTTATGGAAAATTTAAAAAATAAAGAACATTTGGTTGAATTTTCAGATAATACATTATTAAAAAATGAATTTGTTGTTACATTGGAAAATGAAGATTATACTTTTGGTAATGTATTAACCTATTTCTTATATAATGAATATTACGAAAATCAAAAGACGGTTGATTTTGTTGGATTTCAAAAACCACATCCACATATTCCAAATAGTAGAATTAGAATAGATCTAATTGATAGTCAAGATAAAAATAAGGTTTATCAATATTTAAACGACTCTTGTGATAAAATTATATTATATTTAAATAATTTATCAGCGATCTTTAATCAAAGTAAATAAGTATGAAAAAATAAAAAATTTCTAATAATATAAATTTTTTATTTTTGTTATATGTAATATTATTTATGCACTTTCTTCTTGATTTTTTTTTTCTTCAATTTCTTGTGTTAAACCTGTATCATTCACAATGGTAGTATCCTTTGTTGCTTTGGTTGATGATTTTGAATCTGGTGAATCGAACTTAAATACTTTTTTTTTGCTATATTTACTATAATTAACACTATACATTTGTTGAGATGGATGAAGTGTATTTGTATAATTCTTTACTACTTCAAAATTAACATATTTTTTATTTTCTTTTAGTGTTTGTATATAAATATCATGATGTAATTTGTACATGTGTGTTCTAAAATGTTCTGGAAATTCATTCAATGGCTTTTCCTTTTTAATATAACATGAAATATAATTTTGGAAAAGTCCTTTTGTGAATAAATGTAGTTGATCACGATATACTTCAAATTTTTTACTATTTTCTTTGTAATATTTTAAATATTCCTTTACTTTATTCGCATTGCGTAACACAAAGTATTGATATTGTAATTTAGGTTGATTACCTCTTAATTTACGAACTATTTCATAATTAGGATTTCTAATTTTACACCGAAAACCATTTTGATTTTTAATAACAATCCCCATTATTTGATATGGTGTATTATGAGAAGCGTAATAATCATTTGATTTTTTCATGTTTTCATCATTTAATGTACCATTCATATATTGTGTAGGAATTTTAATAGCTGAACATAATCCAAAATCTTCCAGTTTATTATTACGAGTAGATATATAATCAATTGTATACGATTGATCAATTGTAATACATTTATATATATCAATTAAATATAGTTGCTTTTCATTATCTGGACATACAATTCTATTGTCTGGATGTTTCATAACAAAACTATATACAAATTCTTTATTCATTTTAGAATAATCATTAAATCCAATATGATCACAAACTTCTTTAAACATATCATAAAATGTTTTCTTATTTGATTCATCATTGAAGAAATAAACATTTCCTCCAACCGATGTTCTTGTAGCCATCTCCCAGGTATTACTATTATTATCATAAAACATATTAATCATGGTACCTTCCACAAATTCTTCATAATATACATTTTCAGTTTCTTTATTTTCTGCGATAAATTTTTCTAATGATATAGATTTAGGGGGAGCATAACAAACTAATTTGTTATCAGTATTAAAAATAACAGATCGAAATTTTCCAGTATCTTCATTGTCTTTTGATAGAAATGCTTTATCATACTTTAAAATTTTAAAAATTGTATTATTTTTATTACCCCAATTTTTTAATGTTAATTTATTATTGTTTAATTTAGTTTCAAGATCTTTAGTGTTAGTTTCACTAATAAGATCATATAAACTACTATTATTTGGTGTTTGGGACAACTCTATCATCATTTTAAATATATTTGACTATATTTTTAAATATATTTACTTCAATTTTATTAAATAATAAAATATTAAATAAAATTTCTATTAATTATATAATATAATGACGACTACAATTAAATTACAATTAGGAGATATTATACAATTATATGCATCATCTAATAATGATATTAATAATAAAATTTTTATGATTGACTATATAGATCAATCTAAAATAAAATTAAAAAACGACGATACAACATATCAATTAAATATAGATGATACTGGAAATTTAAAGGATGAATCTATTGAATCTATTGATTTATTAAATAGATCATCTGATATAGGTTATGCGAAACAAAATAATCTATTACCTAATACATGGATAGATATTTATTTTAATGGAAATATACCAGTAACATATACTGGGATAATAACTAGTTTAGAAGAAGATATGATTGAAATAAAATTATATCCATCCAACGATTTAATATATTTAGATTTTGAATATAAAGGGTTACCAGAATCATTACCAATCGAAAAAATTAATATTAGAATTTCACCTGATGATATTAAAAAGACACAAAAAAAATCAGATAAATTATTAGATGGCGAAGAAAAATCAATGGATAAAAGAGATGATGAAGATAATGATGATAATGAAGAACCATCTGAATTAGAAAACATAGATATACCATTAACAACTATAAAAAAAACAATCAAAGATATGTTACTAACAGGTGATCAAATTAAAATAGGAGATAAATTAGAAACTATAAATCAAATAATAGACGTTCCTGAAGAAGAAAAAAGATATAGTATCGAATCACAAGCGAATGATTTATTAGACGAATTAATATCTACAATACCAAATGTAAACAGAACCGAATCTGTATTAAATAATTTACATACTATGGTTCAAAGATACAAGGAATTAAGAACGAATTTCTCAAAATTTGACGATAATGATAATGTAGTAGATTCAATATCCAAAGGTTCTAATTACAAACCATTAGTCAATAATTTATTAAATTTAAATAAAAATTTGCATTGGTTATTACTTGTAGCAAATAATAAGAAAAAAATATATGATATTGATAAAAATGAAAATTCTTATGATATTGTACAATTTACCTTACCAGAATCATTGGTTGAATATAATAATATATATGATGATTTTAAATCAAATAATGATAATTATGATACATATTTTAAAAAATTAAATTCATATTTATTACCATTTGACGAAACAAATGAAATACTATACGAATCATCTGTTATGGACAATTTAAATGTTGTTATAGATAATTTGGAAGATATGTATTCATCCGTTGTTAGTAGTTCCAATATAAATAGACAACGATTTTTAATTACAAAATATAATTTGGGTTTAAATAAATTATCAATAAAAGACAAAAAGGGTTCAAAAGTATTTACTGAAATTAAAAAATTAACACCAAATGATATGATTAACATAAAATCTATTTTAACATTACCTTACACTGTAGTTAAATATAGTCATATAAATTTACCAAATACCAATATTATGATTAAAAGTCATTTAAATAATAATATATTTCAATATTGGCCGCTTTTAAAAGAAAATACTAGTTATAACAAGACTATTGTGAATAACTTCACGGAATTATTAAAATTCGATACAAATTTCGTAAAAAAAATAAATAATTATATGTTAAATGAATCTATTAATGAAATAGATAAATATAAAAAATTTTTAGAAATTATTATACCCAAATCACGCAAAATATTTGAATTACAAAAAAATAATATTAATAATGTATATTCATTATTTAATTTGTTAAAAGAATTCGAACCATATTTAATTTATCTAGATGATATTTCATTTAAACTATATGAAGACTTACTTATTTTTATTGATGAGCAAATTAATGGTTATAAAAATAATATGCGTGTAAATCGTGATGAATTATTTTTTAAATTGTATAACAGCTTAAAATCACTAGATAATTATAATAGTGCATCTGAAAAAAATAATGATTTCACATTATTATTTAATTTAATCAAAACAAGTAAAGGTATCGAAAATGATGTATTTAATGAATATGATGTATCGCAACCAGAAATAAATACACTATATACATCTAGTGAAATATTAACTAAAATGATGCATCTAGATTTAAGTAGATTATATTTTACTAGTATATCGTATATATCTACTGATTTATTAATGCCTTTCGATTATAATATTCTTTTAAATGAAGAAAATAGTAAATATAAGGATCAAGTTAAAAATTATGAAAATAAAAATAATTGTGAAAAATATGTTCTTTCTAAAAAATATTTAAATCTTGATATATTAACAGATGATAATAATAAAGAAATTTATTTTGATAAAGAATATGATACTACTATATATGATATAATAGATGAATATAATACGGAACAATCAGAAATGGAACCTACCGATTTTAAATTATTTTTAGTTGATAAATTAATGATTAATGTAGGATTAACAAAGGAAAAAGCACTATACGAAGCAGAAGCAATGATTGAAAAAAAAAGAAAGGTCGTAAATGGTGATTATGCTGTATTAAAAATAAATAATGTTGATACAATACAATATTTTTATTACAAACGTCTTGATAATGTATGGGAGAGAGATGAATCTATACCTGAAAATATAGATGCTACTAATAATGATTTATTTTGCAATTTAAAAGAAAAATGTACTACTATTAAAAATGATTCAGATGATGTATGTGTATCTTATCCATTAGGAAGCGAATTAGTAAAAAAATCAATTATAAAAAATATATATGATGAATTTGAAGATACTTATGTTTTAAATAAAAATCAATTAACAAAGAAAATTAATGAAGAATATTCACAAGATTTATATAATTTATCAAAATACAAATTAATTAATCATTATCATTTTTACAAATACAACGATTATTTAATATCATTAATAAAAGATGTAGATAAACCTGAGATAGTAGTATCACCAAATAAAAAAATATTAAATGAAATATTAGGTGGAGAAGATTTTATTAAAAAACAAAAACAGATAATCTCATTTGTACAAAAATATACAAGAGAAGCAAATGAATTAATTGATAATAAAACATCCTGTAAATACTGTGAAGGTTTGTGTATGTACTGGTTATATTGTACTGATACAAATACAAAGATATTACCTACTTTTGTATATAGATTAGCATGTGCATTTTTTGAAAAAGAAAATTATGCTTTAGAATTAGATACTATATGTGATAATCAGGGAACACTAAGTGACGATAATGAAAAATGGGTTGATAAACATAGTGGTTGGGATATCAAATATAATGAATTAAGTAGTGATCAAGGTTATGATAGTGGATTTAAACTTATCACCCATGATTTTATAAAAAAAACAGATTTAAGTGAAGATTTATTAAATAAAGATACAAAAATAGAAAATCCTGTAGCAATTATGATAACAAATGTAGTAAAAACATTAGGTAGATATATGGGTATTGTAATGGATAGATATCAAGAATTTATAGTAACAAATACTTTGGATAGTTTAAATAATTTAATAGATGATGAACAAACATATAATTTAAAATCGGAACGATTTTTAGTAGAAAGAGGAAAAAAATTGCCTTCTTATAAAGATCATTTTAATCAATTAGTGTTATATTTAACATGTGGTTATATATTAATAGCTATTCAAACTTCTATTCCTTCTGTAATCACAAAAAAAACATTTCCTGGATGTAAAAAATCTTTTGAAGGATATCCATTGTTCGGTGATGAAGATTTATCTGCTTTAAATTATATCTCATGTATTACGTATAAGATAAAATCTGCAATTGAACCATGGAATACAATTAAAAAATTAAAAGAAGTATCTATTTCACAAAAAATTAAAGCATCTATAGATTCTGTTATTTTAAAAAAGACAAATGTGATTTCTCTAATTCATGAAAAAAATAAGTATTTACAAAGTGCAAATATAAATGATTTACCTCTTGAGATAAATTTAAAAAATTGGGGGAACTTTTTACCACCTATGCAAAAAATAAATAATGGTACTCCTGAAAATATTTCATCTATATTTAAGAAAAACTTTGTAGATAACCTTAAAAAAGGTACTAAAAATATAGACACAGATGTAAATGTGATAAAATCAAAAATAATGTATTTTTCATTAGCTATACAAGAATTAATCCAAACCATTGTTGAAAAAGAAAAACCTTTATTATCTGCAAATGGAGTCCCCTATACGCAAAACACATGTTGTAATACAGGAAATATAAATACATTACAATATTTTATTGAAAAAGATCGAAATATATTAAATTATAATATTATTGTTAGTGATTTAAAAAATATTTTATATGACTATAATAATTTAATTTATGCTTCTTATTTAGTAGATCCTATTAATACTAAATTTATATATCCAAAATTGGAAAATATATACAGTGAAAAAACTATATATATGGCTATAATTAATTTTTGCAATTTTGATAATACAGTAGAGGTAAGTGATGAATTAATCAAATTTTGTTTAACTAAACCGGATGATTATAATGAAAAAGATACATTAGAAAATAAAATAAATATATTGAAAAAAAATGGAAATAATTATACGCAAAAAACAATGATGCAATTACTTGATATTGTGAATAGAAATAATATAGTAAATATTGATTTAGTTAATGATAGTGTTTCTTTGATACAAAAATTAAGAAACTTATTAGACTATTGTGATAATCGTAAATCAATTATTGATAAAGAATTCATTACATTATTTTTAAGCGTATTAGATACATACGCATTAGATACAGATTCTGAGAGTAGTGATTTAAGAAATTTTAAAAATTTTCTGGCTATAAATATCGATTCTTGTAAAGAAAATATAAATACATTTATAAAACAATATGGTAAATTAGCAGATCGTAAATATAAAAAATGTGTTGATTTTTATAAAAATATAGCTAATTTTAAAAACGAAGAAGATGATGAATTATTTTTTAAATCAATTAATTATATGAAAAATGCATTGTTTTATATATCTTGTATTTTTCCCAATATTATAATAAATAAAGTAAATTATGAAAATATAAAAATACCAAAGTACTGGGAATTATCTAGTAGACATATAAGTGATATTAAAACATTAATTAGTGATAATTATATATTATTTAAAAGTTTTTACAGCGATGAAATATTAAGTCAATTTTTAAATAAAATTAACAATGATACCACTATATTAAAAATGTTTTCAGATGTAACACCTATATTTATAAATATTGAAAAAAATGATGGATCAATTATTAAACCAATATTAGATAAACGTTCTATTAAATTGATTTATGAATATTATTTTTTTACATCTATGTGTAGTTATATTTCATTAGCAAATGACGAAAAAGTATCTAAAACAAATTTACCAAGTAATACGCCTTTGTCTGATATTATGAGTCTTGATGAAATAGATTATATTGCGAATGATCAAATAATTCAAGGTAATCAAATGTTAAATAGAGAAAAAATAGCAAAATTATTAGTTTCTTATTATGAAATATTAAATGATAATAAATCTGAAATTAATTATACTCGTCAAGATATATTAGAGGCAGTTAATAGATCAAAAGATAAGGAAAAAGATAATGTTACAAAAAAATTAGGAGATTTAAATATAGAAGAAAGAGAGATTGAAAATCTCTTTAAAAAACATAAATTAGAAAGATGGGACAAGGGATTGCAAAAAGGATTGGTCCAATATGTTGGAAAAACATATGATGAAGAAAGAACAGAAGATGAAAGAATGTTAAATTTAGAAATGCGAGCTCAAAATCAAAATGTTGATATAGATGATATTGAGAATGAAGAAATTATTAATAGAGAGATAGAAAGAGAGGAAAATGATATGAGTAATCAACCTGAAGATGATGATTATGACCAAGATCATGGCGAAGCGTATGGATTAGAATACGAAGAAAATGAAAATTAAATTATTTTTAACTATATTAAATAATTTAATTACGAATCGGTTCATAATGACCTCCACTCCATGTAACATTTATTGATTTATTTATATTTCCATTAATCGGAATAAAATTAATTTTATCCTTTCTTTTATTTCTTATATCATGAACAATAACACTCATATTCCATATATTACATGCTGCTTGTATTTCAATTGCACCACCCCATGTACTTGTTTTTCTCATATTTGGAATATAATTATTTGAGTCCATTG